CTCAGGAGTTGTCTCAGGAGTTGTCTCAGGAGTAGGGGCTGGCGCCGGTTCTGTTAAAGGCGTAGGTGCCGGTTCTGTTAAAGGCGTAGGTGCCGGTGTAGACTCAACAGTAACTGGCTCAGCAGGTATAGGATCAGAGTACGCTACCCAATCTTCGTAACCTGATGAATAAACAGTATCAGTCATACAAGAATATAACAAGACGTCTTGCAATAACTTATCTTCTAAATCAGATCCTGTAAGTCCAGATGTATCCATAAAAAGAAAGTACGCTCTTTGATAATCGTACTCCTCGTAACTTTTAATGTAGTTTTTTCTTCCAATCTCTCTTCTTCCAGGGCTATCAATATATTGCAAACGCATTGACTCCGGCATTGAGTTTCTAATTGCAATAGTTATGTGGTCATTAATTGTATAATCAATGGCTACCAAACTATAGCTCTTATCTATGTCGTTTCTTTGAGTTATCTGAAAATCGATCTCGATAATCGCTAAATGAACACCTGCTCTATCAGCAGAGAAAGGTAAAGGAATAGTGCTTCTTACTTTCATGGTTTAGTTTGTTTGTGATTAATAAGTTTTGTAAATTGCTAATCCTTCTGTTACTAAAAGGTCATTGACATTAATCTCAACACCATCTACAGTAACAAGTACTTCAGCAAGGTATCTACCATACTTTTCAGTATTGTCTTTTTGAGTTTTTATAATTACCTCTTTGTCCATTATAAGTTCTCTCAGTCTGTCTCTGCTTTTTAATCCTTCTTCTCTTGACTCGCCTCTTACCTCTGGACAGTTAATCCTGAGCAGTCTAAAAGAGTTTGTGAATTTGAAAGAAAATCCTAAATCTACTTCTACTGTTATGGTGTCTCCATCATAAACTTTGGTAACTTTTGATTTATACGTGTACATAATTTATATTTAGTTGTTATTTACGCTATTTCTAGACCACCACCACCACCACCACCATAAGTAGTTGCAAATACTGCACTACTTCGTGCGGAATAATTAGCTCCAGAATAAGCCAGTACTTGGTAATAGTATGTAATACCCGGTGTTAAAAAATTATCCATATAGTTTATGCTAGTTGTATCTATTACAACATCATAAATTCCATTAGCCCTAGTAGAACGATACAAGACATACCCCGTTGCTCCTGCTGTTGCATTCCACCCTGTAGATATTTCTGTGTCACTAAAAGTGTTTGCATACAATCCTGTTGGTGTAGCTGGTCCTGCCGGTGCAGCAGCAGTATTAATTGTAGCAGACTGTCCTGGAGCAGAAAAGTTACCATCAATATCTCTTGCAAATATTCTGAAATAGTATGATGTTGAAGGAGAAAGTCCCGTAACATTATAAGTAACTGTTCCAGTACTTTGTGTTGAATTGATAACTACTAATGCTGTTGTGGAGGAATTTGCAAATATGTGATACTGACTTATGCCATAATCATCTGTAGAAGCTGTCCAACTTATGGTTAAAGCATTAGAAGTTATATTACTTATAACTATATTTGAAGGAGTTGATGGCGGTACATCAGTAGCCCTAGTTGTTGTTGCAGTAGCAGTATTACTTACAGCTGATATATTACCAGCAGCATCTCTAGCATAAACTGTAAAATTATACGCCGTGCTAGGAGTAAGACCATAAACAGTGTAATTTGTCGTATTACCTATAGTATCAATCAAACTTCCATTTCTATAAATAAGATAATTAGTTACACCAACAGCATCGGTGGAAGCTGTCCAAAGTAAATTTAACTGATTGCTTAAAATAGTATTTGTTGAAAGTGATGTAGGGGCTGATGGTGCCGTACTATCTGCCACAGCATTTGCACCTAAAAATTGTACTGTTAAATTTCGACCGTCCGTAGTGCCTAATATATTTGATGGTGTACTAATTATAAAAGTCCACCAACCAGCACCGGCATCATAACTCATCATCATCGCGGTTCTGTTATAACCATTTCCGTCTACGAGTATTGTAGCCCAATCAATTGGTGGTGTACTTTCAGGCACCCCTGATACAGTAAATGAGAATGCATTGCTATACCATTTTATTCCTGCTATGTTACCATTTTTAAGTGGTGCAACTCCTAGATAAGGAGTAAGACTTCCATACAAAAGAGTACCAGTGGTACTTCTTTGGTATCCCCACTCTTTAAATGTACCTCCACTATTTCCGACAATAAGATTTCCTTGATATTGTATATTTGAAGCTACTAACCAAAAACTTTTTTGCATTAACTGATTGCCTAAAATATCATTTGATCCCGTAGTAGGTGACAAATTATACATAGCAAATGCCATATCTTTAGTCATCATTTGTAATGTGTTAGGATTTGTTTGCCCACTTTTCAATGTAAACCCGCCACTTGATGCTTGATTGTATGCAACCATTTGATTTGCTGCTAAGTCGTTAAATGCCATTTTGTAATTGTTTAAGTTGTTTCTCCAAAGAAGCCACCTTAGCCACTAGAACTTGAATGTAGTTTACAGACATAAATCCTTTATCGTCAATATTTACTGCATTAGGCATGTGTTCTTTAACTTTACTTGCATCATAACCCACTTGAATCACTCCTCCCATAGAGTTGTCTTTCCAAAGATAGGATATTTCTTCTATGTTTAATACGGAGCTTGTATGAACTTTATCTACAAGAGTTTTCAATCTCATATCCGATGGACCGTAAAAAGCTGTAGCCGTAACACTAGATGAAAAAGTAGATGTACCATCCGTATTTAATGTTAATCTATCACCTCCGTTTACTGCAAAGGCTAAAGGCTGAACTATTTCTACTGATATTCTAGAAGCAGCTCCAGCATTAAATTGTATATATCCAGTTCTAGCTGTATTTGCTGCATTATAAAAAGAAATATATGCAGAAGTACTTACCCCTCTAAAAAATTCTGTACTAGTAGACTGAATTAAGCCACTCATTATTCCTCCTGCTAAAGGTAGCTTTGTTGGATCAGTCGCAAACCCTGCTGTAGTTGCATAGTTTACAGATTGACCACCTATGTTACCTGAATGAATAATCTGCCTCCATTCTGCAAAAGTACTACCTGTTAATCTTCTAATATATAAGTCGTCATTATCAACAAAGGCAATTTGCTTACCATACTGCGAACCATGATTTGTTGTAAAAGTAATTACACCATTAGCATTGTTTCCACTAGCTGGTTTATTTGTAGCTGTAGTCACAAAAGTGTCAAATCTAACAGCGTTGTCATTTGGTACTATATTTAAATCAGAAATACTTGAAGTTGTACCTATGTTAATCAGTCTTGACGAGCCACCAATATTAAGTGCTAAAGCTGTGCCTGTTAAACCTGTTCCAGGTCCACTAAATATTCCACCAGATGAGATAACATCTTTAGCTATAAAGTTTTCATAACCTGTGCCCGGATTATTAAATATTCCAATTCTACCACTACTTTCCATGGCTATACTTGAAGCAACAACACTTTGCCAATGGAAAGCCAGTCTAGGTGCTGCTGACATTACACCACCCTGACCACCACCCGCGTTTTTTTCTAAGATTTGAACTGATTGTTGATAAGATGTACCTTGTGTAGTAGAATAAATTACAGGTACAGCACCAATTATATTAGTTGAATTAGATGAATTTCCAGAGATACTAATTGGCCAAGTACCAGTAGGAGTCCCTCCTAAAACAACAGTCGCTGCGGTTGGTCCAGTTGAACCTGTCAATGTTAATCCACCATAACTACCTGAGGAAGTTACAGAAGTCACACCTGGGTTATCTCCTGTATTTGTACCTGAAAGGTTAGAACCAAGTACACTACCACTAACCGTTAAATTTGAAATCCCGTTAGCTACAGGTTTCAGTGTCATTGCATCATAAACAACACTACCTGAAGGTGTAAATCTCCATCTCCACCAGTCGTTGTTATTGTCATCCGTTAAATTAAAATCAAAATATGTACCGTTTGCATTTATAGTGGTAGATATTGATGCTGAATCACTTGGATCAGTAGCAAATGAAATTGATGTTACACCAGTTAATGTAATGTGATTATGTGCTAAAGGAGTTCTTGCATCACTTAACCTACTATCCGTAGATGAAATCAGTGTTGCATCTGAAACTAAAGTACTTAATTGAGCAATTGTAATTGCTGTGTGAGAAAGTAGACTATGAGAAAGAGGTGTTCTTGCATCTGTAAACCTGGAGTCATCTGTAAAAGCAACATCCTTAAAAGTTGCATATGCAGTAGCTGACCCGTAAGCTTGCTGCCAAACCCTCATTCCTATTCCTGACTTTAAAAATGTAACTAAATTGTCTGACCCACCTGTTCCATCTTGGTAACTTCTTAAATGTAAAAAGTCAGCATAAGGACCTGTATTATTATTATTCCAAGAAGTAAATCCAAATTGTAGCCTGTTTGCAGTACCGCTTGATGGTGAAATTGTTCTTTGATCTACGTTTGTTAAAAGACCTGCTATTGTAGCTGATGCTGAACTACCTGTTACGTTAATTCCCCACGAACCTATTGCTCCTGTGCCATTTGGTTGAACGGGAGTGTACGTCAACGCATTTGTAACATCAGCACTACTTAAAGTAACAGGCCCTGTTCTTGTGTTAAAACTATCTACTTTAGTACCTGTCAGGTAAGAGCCTGCAGGTTGCTTATTGTTAAAGGTGTTCCAGTCCGCAGCAGTTAAATGTCCGGCTACAGATGTCGTTGCTGCAGGCATGCTTATAACTGGTGTTAAACCTCCACTAGACAAAACAGGCCCTGCTGCACCAACTGAAGTTAAAGGAGCAAACCAATCTGTACTATACACTTTAAACCAAGGCATAACCGTAGTACCTAAAGTATCGCTGCTCTTAAACTTGTTAGTAAAAATAGAACCTGTATTGACAGTTCCTAAGTCTATTGTAACAATAGCTGTGTTTATTTCTGAAGAAACATTTGCTCCTACTGATCTTACCCAAGCTCCTGCAGAGGCAATATATATACCATTATTCTGCGATGCTGTTTGGTCTTTAACTAACACTCTGTCGTTCGCAACAAGAACAATACCGTCGATTGTCAGAAGCCCTGAAAGCGTGGTAATATTTGCTGTCGAAGCAACACGACAAGTAGCCTTATAAGCCGCGCCTGGTATATCAGTCATTTCTAACGTCTTCCAAATAGGGGCTGCTCCAGCTGCGGATTGTAATACTTGTCCGGCTATTCCCACCGGTGTATAAGCGTGAGCAGATCCTGTTCCATATCCGACTCCTCCTAGTGTAGCAGCAGCTGTACTATTAGTTCCTCCATTTGCTATTGCTAAGACTCCCGCCATGGTTATTACTCCACTACCTGTAATGGAAGCAGAAAAAGTCATTCCTGTTGTTCCACCACTCAGTCCTATAGAAGTTACTGTCCCTAAATTTGAAGTATATCCCGCAGGGTTAGATGAGTTATATGGTGTATAACCTAAATTACCTTCTGCTATAGACCAGCTACCTACAACTTGAACAGGTGCATCAGAGAGTGCTCTGACAGTATCTCCTAAACTAACGGCAACACCGCCTAGAGTTCCTACTGCAGATATTGTCCAAATATCTCCTTTAAGAATTGCACCTCCTGCACCGGACCCTCCAGCAGATGGAAATACATTTGTAGCAGCGCTGTAATTTCCTCTATCATCCCATAAACCCACTACTAATCCATCTGCGTATGTCTTTGCAGAATTTAAAGTATTAGTATCAGCTGCAGCTTGTGCAGTAGAAACCGGTTTATTTGCATCAGAAGTATTATCTACATTATTTATTAATAATGAAGTCCTTGCTGTACCAACAACTAAATTTAAAGTTCCACCATCCCATTGTCTTCTCTCATTAAAAGCAGTGTTCCAAGTTGCAGCACTAGTTATCCTAGCATCAGCTAAAGTACCGGCCCAACCAACTGTAATAGTTGTAGCAGCTAATAAAGCAATTAACGGAGAACCTCCAAGGGCGAGTGTTATATTTATGTCATCCACTTTAGACAAAGCAGCTGCAATAACGTCTCCAGAGTTAGTTCCAACTAAACCAAGATCTGCTTTAAGAGTAGCCAATGTCTGCACTTCAGGAACACCTGTAGCCGCAGTTTTTCTATAAAAAACAGATGCAGTAGGCACATCAGCCATTTTAGCTAATGTAACCGCTTTATCCGCTACTTTGGAAGTGATTACAGCCAAGTCGGCAATATCCACTGTCTGGATATCACCGTCTTTTACCTGTAAAGTACCAACTCTAGTTTGAGCCATTTGTCAGTGTTTTAAATTATTATACGAAATAAGTTGCAATTACATTTGAAGCAGTGAGCGGTGAGTTTCCAGCCTCGAAAGTAACTGTAGCCCCAGTAATTTGGTAATCGTTACCTGCTCCTCTTTGTTGCAAAACTCCATTCACAAAAATCATCTCTGTTGAAGCTACTGGTGTATTAGGAAGTGTGAATACAAGGTTAATTCCATTCGCTACTCCTGCAGCAGTTACACCAGCTTTATAATTCGCGGCAGTTACTGCATCCATTTTAAGGGCAGTATTCCCGTTTAATTTTTGTATTGCAGCTAAGATAGAATCTGTAGCAGCTACAACACCTGGACCTGAAGCATACCCAGTTAACACTTTGCTTATTACAGCAGAGTTAAGTAATGTCACAGCGCCTGAAACGTTTCCTGTTCCATCAAAAGCACCTGTAGTAAACGTAGCTTCACCTGTTCCAGAAATTGTTCTACCTGCTGCTAAAGCTGTAGCCGTAGAAGCATTTCCAGTTAAAGCACCAACAAAAGATGTCGAAGTGATTGACACCATTCCAGCAATTGTACTTACTGTTGAAAGAGCAGCAATTGCTGTTGTTCCTAATGTAAACAATGTACCTGTTAATGCACTAGTCGCAACTTTACCTGCAGTAGTTATCTGTAACAATTTAGAATCTGCAATAGAGCCAGCAAGCATTGTGTTTGTCACAGTACCAGTATCACCAGAAGTAATCAATATTCCAGAAGTTGCAGGCATAGTAAGTGTAGTCGCTCCAGCAACTGCTGACGGTACTAATGTTACGGTACCAGAAGTAGATCCAGGAAAAACAATCGATAAAATTCCAGTTAAAGCTTGGTTAGCTGATGCTCTATTTAAAGCAACTGCTGTAGTACCAATAAAAAACGTGCTGTTACCTAAAACTGCAGCAGAGATAGTACCTGTTAAGTTAGCTGCTGTAAGAGATGTTAGTGCAGCACCATTTCCTGAGAATCCTGTTGCTGATAAAATACCAGTAGAAGGAACAAAAGATAAATTAGCACTTGAAACTTTGGTAGGCTGATTTCCTGAAGCAGCACTTACCCAAGATAAAAATACCGGAGTAGCAGTAGCCGCGTCGTTTGTAACACCTACGTTAACTGTATTTGTAGCATTAGTTGCATTAGTTGCGTTTGTAACAAACGTTGCCCCTATAGCAGCAACAATATCTGCAGCAGAAGCCACTGATAACGCTCCAACATTATTACCTCTAAGTAAACCACCAGAAGTAAATGATACAGCTCCTGTACCACCATTCCCTACTGCAAGAGTTCCAGAAACTTCCGCCCCACCAAGAGCAATTGCTTGCGATATAAACGCTCCAGCTCCGTTACTCTTAACAGGACCAGCAGCCAGCGTAGTGCTCAATGTTATTACAGGACTATTTCCACCTGAAGAAGAGCCTTGTAATCCGTTTACCGTAGCTATAGAGATAGCTGAAATACCTACGCCTGCACCTGCGAATTGCGTAAATGTCATAGCAGTACCTGCAGCCCCACCAACAGTAATTGAATCATTTGTAGTTAAAACCCATGCAGTATCAGCAAGAGTAGTTCCTTCTTCTATGAACATAAAAGCATTGGCAGTCACCTCAGTATCTGCGTCAAAATCAGTAGCTCTATCCCATACACCGTTAGCTCCAGTACCGGCTGTAGTAACTACATATATACCGTTAGCAGCGCCGTTAGTTGAGTTCTTTACTAAGATTCTATTTGTTGCAATAAGCGTAACTCCGTCAAGTACGTTAGGTGCCCCAGTTATCTGACCTCTTGTAGAAGCCCCTGCAGTTGCAGTATAAGTACCGACGTTAGCCGTTGTAGCAGTTCTCACAGATTGCTTAACATCAAGCCCTGCAGCAGAAGCTACTACAGCAAAATTTATTTGATCATCAACATACTTTTTACTAGATACATCTGCATCTACTAAAGGAGTAATTGGAACCTGAGGAAGCACAGAAAAAACCGCTGGCTCGTCTTTAAAGACTGAAGTAAACGGGAGCTGCTTTTTGTGTAAGATAGTATTTGCCATTTTAGTTTAATTTTAGTTATTAAGTTATTAAGTTATTGAGTTATTGAGTTATTGAGTTATTGTAGGTGTAACCTTTATTTTATAGTCTACTACCAGTAAGTCATCCGGATCTAACGGCGAGTTCATCACCAACACGTTTCCAGTACCCTCTCTGTAGTCATAATAATTACCTCTTGTTAAACGCATACCATTAAGGTATACTTTAAGAGTACCAAGAACATACTCATGTGTTAAGTACATAAATGGAGTGTAATCATTTCTCTCTCCTGTTATATTGTAATTGTAATCAGTAAAGTCCTCAGTAAGAGCGTTCATCACATTTGATAACTCGTCTCTAGTCACAAATGGGTTATCAGCCTCAGGCAAATTCGCCGCGTCCATAGCTGCTTTTTGTCCAAGTGTGGGTAACGTGGGTAATTTTAATTGCCCTGCTTTTAACTTTTTAGTTGACTTCATTAGTAATCGGTTTCAATATAAATTCGATTAATACCTAGTTGTATTGATGTTACCACTGCCACTGCTGCATTGCTTGCCAATACTCCTGCTGTAAGCAGTGTTGTAGCCGCAGGCAAATTTAAAGTAGCTACACCTGATGTTTCTGCTCCTGTATTTATTTCTACAATCCGCCAAGAAACCGTCGTACTATTTGGCGGGCAAAACATATAAAAGTCAAAGCCTTTAGCACTAGCCATAGTTAACCCAGTAGCCGCTTTTGTAGCAGCGGTTCCTCTTGTTAAAAAACTAATTGCTCCTAAATCACCTGCATCAATGCAAAACCCTACGGTGTTGTTTAAAGCAGAAGGGTCCGCTGATACTACTGTAGTTGCTGTGTGCATTCCAACAAAAAGGCGCCCTCCGTTAGTCCAAACATCCATTCCTGCCCTGGCATAAAAAAAGAAACCCCCTTGTAACGCAATACTTCCTCTCGTGTACATAAGCTCTGTATTCCTTGCGCCTAATATTTGATTGGCAGTATTAACTACATTAGAGTATCTAGAACGAGTTACAGAAGTATAAACTGTAGTAGTAGTAGGTAATCCCCTTGCATAAGTTCCTGTTGTAGCACCAACGGTACCAAGCCAAACACCTGCCGTGGCGTTAGTTGGATTCCACATTACAATGTTATTCTGCCAAAAAGCGTTTTGAAGAGGTGTGTCTAGCCCAGAAGGGCCTTTAATCTTCGGCACCATTTTTCCAGCTACAGACTTAGCATATATTGTAAGAAAGTTTGCTGCAGGCGACGCTGGTTCGTTAGTTATACCTCCCATTAATATAGAAGGATTTGCTCCCGCTATAGTTTGAGTTTGAGTTAAAGCGTCCCAAAGAAAATTAACGTCGCCTTCAATATTTACACCGGATGTCCAAACTCCAATTTGGTTGTTTAAAGACAATGTATCAGTAGTCACATTTCCACCACCAACTGCAGAGACCCACCTCAAACCTGTAGCTTGAGTAGAGTCAGCCGATAATACCTGGCCATTTGTACCTACAGCCAGTCTTGCGTCAACTGTACTAAACCCATAAAGATCTCCTTTAGTAGTAAGTGGAGAAGCCCCTCCTGCTTGTTGATCTAATTGGTATCTAGGCCCGCCATTAACAGCTGTAAAATAAACATGCCCTGCAGCCATTTCTATAGCCCCTTGTTCTGATGTAGTCATCAAAACCCCTGTAGTCAGTTTAATTGGAGCTGTCCCTACAGAAGCAGTACCCGCTTTAAAATGCATCGCTGCAGTAGGAAGACTTACTCCTATACCTATATTTCCTGTGTTTGTTCTTATTCTTAAAGGGTTTATCCAACTAACACCTGTCCAATGATAAAAACCAAAATCACCCTCATCTCCAGGAAAACTTTTATGTGCAAACTGCCACTTCTTAGTCCCTGTAGAATTCCACAGTTCTAAAGCGGCGTAGTTATCCCCGTCAGAAACTCCTTGTAACCTTAAATAAATAGCTTCAGATGTACTTGAAGCGTGTACAGTACAATCAGGTACCAAAGTACCTATACCAAATCTTTTTAAAGTTTCATTATATGCTGCACTTGCGCCAAAAATAATTCTACCTTTAGTTGCATTAGAAGTTGAAGAAATTGTAACGTCTCCTGAGACAGAAGCCCCTCCTAAAATTAAAGGCGTAGTTATGCTTGTTGTAAATACAGGCGAATCTATGGGAGCTAAGACTATGTTTCCAGACCCTAAAATAGATACAGAGTTAATGGTTTTAATATTTGTAGCCGAAACCAAGGTGTCTTGTTTACTAGCAGCAAGCCCAGAATAAAGCGTGTTTACTGCATTATTCCCAGTATTAGTTCCAGATGTTGCCTGAACTATAGCTAGCTCTGCAGCAGACAAGTGAAAATATTCAGCTAGTATTCCTCCTTGAAGTCCTGAAAGACTGTTATGAGACGTTACCGCTGAACCCGAAAAAGCAACATTAAAAGCAGACTGTACTTGATCTATAGAGGCAACTCCTGATACTAACGTAACAACAGCTCTTCCTATAAGCAGTGCACCTACTTGAAGCCTTAATGGTAAGTCAGCTGGCGGATTGGCGGATAATACAGCAGCAAGTGTATTAATGTTTTCTCTACCATAAACCATAACAATATTTCCTGCTGGCCCTAAATAAAACCAGTAGTTACCAAAGTTTCTGTTTCCTATTGTTGCAAGAGTACCTGATCCATTATCAAACTGACCTTCAGGTACAGCAATTTGAGTAGCCTCTCTTGTCCATCCTCCAGATCCGTTTCTGTAGTACCTGTCAAAATTATCAGTAGCATTAGAATCAAAAGAATTAAAAGTTTCTCTAATACCTCTGTACCAAGTAACAGCAGCAGTAACTGCAATTCTTTTTACTCCCGACTGAGATATAATCAATCCGCCAAGCGCGTTTGCTCGGCTTCTTCCTGAAATTTCAAAGTCCATTCTAGACAACCTTCCAACTCCTCTACCAGAAGAATGAGGAACATCATTTATATAGAGAATACCGCCTTCATTAACTACATATCCAAGAACAAATGACATTCTATAATCAGTAGTATTACTAGCAACAATACTGACTATTGGAGTCCCTGCGTTATAATCTACAATTACGTAAGAAAGGCTGTTAAGAGGAATTGAAGCTCCATTTATTCCTAGCCATTCAAAAGGAAAAAGTGTTGAAGTATCATCCGAAGAACCTCTAATGAAGCCTTTTCCTGCTGATACATTAACAGTCTGACCCCCGCCGTTAACTATATTTCCACCATCTAGATGCCCTGCACTTCTAGTAAGGTCATGAATTTGTTGTAAATTTTTAAAAGTAGTAGAACCTAATGCTATTGTGCTAATCTGCGCTGCTGTTGTAGCGCCTCCACCTACTACGTCGTCTGTATTAAGAAGTCTTTTTTCAACTCCTGATTCAGTACGACTATAAATACCGTCAGCTTTAGCGCCAATAGCAACAAACCCCGCTGCTGGAACGGAGATTGCTGATTGTGTTTTAAGATCTCTTTGAGACAGTACTTGTTTAGCCATGGGTTATCCTTTAAGAGATACTACGTATTGATTCAAAGTAGGTGCAGTGTTAAATAAAACAGTAACACTTCCCGTACTAGTTTTTTGTACCTCTGTTTCTACCTCATCGTATGGAGCAGCGTTTCTGTGAATTGAAACAAGTACAGCTCTGGTATTTAGACCATGGTTAATCACAAAAGAAGTAGCAGCTGCATCTCCTATGATAGCAAATTCGTTTCTAGTTACAGTCTGTGATCCAGATAAATTAAGCTTAGCTTGAAGTGTTACTGGAGTAACTGCTTTATTTGCATCTACTCCTGCGTTTACTTCTGCTTGAGTAGCTAAAGTTATAATACCAGCTACTGTTGTAGTAGCAGGAAGAATAGCCGGGATGTTTTTGTTAACTACAGTGTAATGTGCTAAAGTAGTAGGCGCATTTTGTTTCGAGATAATTAAATCTCCTGCTTCTACATCTTCTGTAAAAAAGGTACCAGCAACTGTAACTACATACGTCCAACCTTGTTGAATTGCTCCAGCAGGAGCTACATCTAAATCAGGTGTGTTAGTTGCAGCATCATAGCCTCCTTTAAAAATAAGTGTTCCGGCAATTGCTCCGTTTACACCAGCAATCAATGCTAGCACTTTAGATGCTGAGAACAATTCTATAGTACTTGTTCCAGAGTCATTTATTAATCTGTGTTGAGCAAGATCTGCGATGTGAGCGTCTATTTGCGAGTGCGTATTTACTCCAACTGCTCCAAGATCCGAGTGTAGTAATTGTTGGAAGTTAGCTGCAGATGCTCCAGAAGCTCTAAGAACCATTCCTGCAGCAGCGCCTGAAATAGTATGCTCAGCTCCTAAGGCCAGGTTAGTGGCAATTACGTGAGAAGTAGGTGTTCTTGAATTAGTCAAACGCGTATCTAAATCATCAACTACAGTAAGCCAAACTGTACCATTAAAGTACTTTACTTTTTTAATAGTTGTATTGTAATAAAGCCTAGACTCCGAGTTAGCCGGGTCAGTGGCAAGATTTTCAAGCTTAGCTTTAAGTAACTGATTCAGGTCTAAATCTAAGTTAGACAGTATAATTTTTGTAGGCATAATAAGTTAGTTTATAGTTTTAATTAAATGTTGCTGTTCCTCTTAAAGGGGCGGAAAAAAGAATAGCCAAGTTGTTCTTGTCTATATGTCTTACTTCGCCCTCATATTCCGCACCGTCAATTCCTATTACAGTTACTGAAGGATACTTTTGCATTCCGTGTCTTATCAACCAATTGTAAGCAAGCTCCGTTTGTATGTGTTCAAAATTACCTTCTAGCCTCAAGACGTTAATAGCCTGCTGTGCTGCATTTGATATTGGTTTATTAATATCAGAAGTATTGTTTACATTTCCCAACCCTATATTTGCCGGCGTAATAGCTATATTTCCATCTACAGGAGTGATGTAATTTACTGTGACATTAGTGCTGGTTCCGGTAGAACTCCCTAGAGCAGCTTTCAAATTGTAAGTTGCTATAATATGATCTTCAGGATCTAACTCGTCCAGTATATTAAGCTGACGTAAGTCTGTAATGCTATACTGGCTTTCATCGATAACTTGCCCGTTAACAGTAATAATAAAAATTCTAACAACATCTGTTGACAACATAAAGCTTTGTGCTCCTATATAATCAAAGCTGTCTCTAACAAATTGGGCCCCTTCTAAAACAGGATCTACTAACGTAGTGTATATCACTAGTACCCCGTCTTCAAATTGAGAGTACCCTGTTACGTCTCCAACCATTCTAAGCTCAGAAAAATTACTTTGCAGATCTCCAAGGGTTACAAAAGGATTAGTAATAGAAGGACTATTTGCTAAATTAATAGCATCTCGCTGCTCCTGAGTCAACGCGTCACTTCCTATTAGTCGTTTCCATATATAGGGATTGGAGTAAGAAGAACCACTTGCTTTATTTACAAGAGAAAAATAAACCGCACCGTTATGAGTAACTAATGCTCCCTTATCTGGATACGTTAAATTTAAGTCCAATGGAAGTATCAGTAAATTACCCCATTGCAGATTACCCTCTGCATCCGATAGCGCAACTAATCCTTTAGAAGGAGTGGTTCCACCGGGATTAGGCAGGGTTAAATCTTTCGTTATCGATAATGAACCGCGTACTCGCATTTTATACTATTGTTATTTTAAATACTTCATTGATCTCCGGTATCGGATCGATGATAATTAAAAGACCTTCTGTTGTATTTTCAATGCGATCAGGAAACTCCATTCGCTTAAAATCTGAGCTACTGGATTTCATTGTTACTGATGCGCTATCCATATCTTTTAAAATATGGAATGGTAGCTTGCTCTTTGGAACAAGAAGTCCTGCTCCAAACAAGTACCTCATTTCTAATTTACAAACCATGTCAAAAAGCACAAAATTATACAGCTTTCCTGCATAGTTCTGCCCTTGAATATCATCATACCACTCAGGGTACGTGTATCCAGTTGCCATAAGACCTTGTTGAGATTCTAACCAAATAAACGTTCTTTTGGAATCTGCAAAAGTAACCACCATACCATCGTACATTACGCTAGGCATTGGCTCCTTGTTTACCAAAATAGCGATCTCCTGTTCTGTACTTATAATTAATCTGTCATCTACGGGTGACGCCTCTGTAATGTGTATCCCAGCGGCGTTTGTTTTATTTATGTACTTCATTAGGCTTTCGGTTTAAGGTAATAATCAGATGGAGTTCCTACTGCTGAAGGCGCTATGTTATACAGATATGCTGTATACCCATTTCCTAAAGATATCTTGTTAAATGCTGAAGCGTTTACTAAACCTAAAGTCTGGTAGAAGTTAACTGGACCCCAAGCATCTGGCAATTCAATTACAAAGTAAACAGCTGCAACAGTACCTTCAAAAGTATTTACTGGAGCTGATATAAATTCAAAAGAAGTTAAGTAAGATTTAGCTACATCCTTAGTGAATATTTCTCTAGGCACTCTGTTGGCGTATTCTACGGCATCTCTTGCGGTACCCAAAGAACCTATTTTCTTTCTCACATTATCAAACACATCTACAAAACTCATTATTGAAGCATCAAGATAACCGGCCTTAGCAAACAATGCTGCAGCTGGCACAGCAACAGTAACCTTATCGTTTGATATCATAGTATAAGTAGTAGCATTATTTTCTTTAATGTTCAAAGAGTATCTAATATCAAAGCTATCCCCTTCTTTTGTAGCTACAATTTCAGAATAAGTCCCAGATAGAAGCGTACTGGCTTGATTTCCCTGACGAACTACTGTAGGAGCAGCTCCACTTATAGACTTAGTAATAGTCCAATCGAAAAGGCCTAAAGCGTCTGGTCCACTATTAATTGTATAAGACACTCCTATAGTATTGTATGCACTAATAGTACTAATCGCTGCTGGAGTTGCTGTTAAGAACCCAGTAACAGCTTGCTGATTAGATACTTTGTATACCGCAGTATTTAGTATTTTCTCATCAAGTCTACTTCCATCTTCTGTTAGATCGTACACTACAACTAATGTAAAAAGAATATCCTGACCTTCTTTTGTAAGGAAGTCTTGCTCTGTAATAAAATGATTTAGCATAGTGCTTACATTACCTACAGTTGACACACCATTTACAGTCTGCAAAGAGTTACCAGAAAACAAAGGTGTTTTGCTTCCTTCTCTAAGTATGGACCAGAAAATATTCTTACCTCCGTTAGCAGTAATGCTGAAGTTAAAAATAAGCTCTGTATTCTTACCTGCATATTTGTTTAGAGTAAAAGAGTTTACCACAGGCGCTATTCTCACAGCGTTTGTTTTAAGAGGTCCTGCATAGTAGCTTACCAGGACAGTAGTAGTAAGACTTGGGTTCTTTCTCACAGGAGCCCCGCTATTACTAATTCTAACTGTTCCCTTGTCCGCTCCTAGCACGTAATGAACTCCTTCTGTTAAGACAAGACCATTTACTGTAACGTAGTTTATCTCTCTAATCACCGCTTTTGTGGTAAAGATTGTAGTGGTTCCATCAGCAGAAATACTTTCTGATGTGCCTACCTCTCCGAATTCTTGACGAAGTCTGTGATTGTTGGTTCTGAGAATTAACTCACTGTCGATAATATTATAGATTTTCTTCATTAGTTGTAGCTTATACTTAACATTGATATTATTGCTTGTAAAAACGTCTCGTCGTTACCTTTATAAATAAATTTCACCTTGATACTTTTATCTCTTACTCTCTTAAACCCAGCTGCTTTTCTAAGGCTTGGAGATATTCTTCCTACCTCAATATACAATCCGCTGTTTTTATAATACGCGTTTTCATCTAGAATACCAAGACGGGGAGAAATTCGTCCACTTTTATTTCGAGTAATTATTTTTTGTCTCAAAACTCTATCTCCTGGAACGCTTCCCCAGATGTTTACAGCAGCATCGTTTTCGTCTTCAGATGTAGTATAAACAATCTCAAAAGGCAAGCTCTTATTGGTAATCATCCTAATGTTGTCTAGCACTTTTTCAAGCGCAGGCTCTTTATTCAGTACAATTTCAAACCCGTATTCATAATCAACTCCTCGAAGTCTGGCACGGATAAATTTACCTGTAACAGGATCTGTAAGCTCGTCTTCTTTCCATATACCTGCTCTTGCCGAGTCATAGAACCCTGTTGTATAAGTACCAGATCCAATTGCCATAGAGAATTTATTTCCCTCAGATATCTCAGACATCCATTTTTGAAGTACAGTATTGTATGTTATTGTACCTACGTGGTACTGTTCTTTTGTTTGACTGTTCTCTGCAACATAAGAAATGTACATCGTATGTTTAGAGTGGTTAAAAGTAGCGTATACTCTAGATCTATAGCTAACAGCCTCATCATAAGGAGTATGGCCTCCTTTTTCAATAGCCATTTTAAATTTCTCTAGTACTGTTTTAACAGCAAATTCACTTATCACCGTTAGCTTGTCCCCTTCAAAAACCCACACAGCGCTGGAGTTGTAATCCACTCCTGCTATTGTAGTGTCTGTTCTTACTATGGCCTCAGGATGAGATGCGCCAAACAAGTCAGATATTGTTTTAGAAGTAGGGCTTAAAGCTTGAGCAGTATTAACAAATACATCGCTTCCTTCCGCTACAAGAGTTCTGTCATCTACTCCAATAGCCAACACCCCTGTAGGATGTATAGACAGAAGTATATTTTTAATTCCTATCAGCTTTATAATAGGACCAAATTCTACACCGTAATCCCTGTAATTAAATCCCTTGAGGTCTCTGAAGGCATTGAAAAACCCTTGCGTCTTGTTTCTTTCTGACAAAAGAATTCTGTTAGGAAACTCAGTGTTATATGAAGGAGAGTTTTCTGCAATTCTGCTATAAGATACCGGGTTTACATCACCTGTATACCCATGGTTGTATCCTGTAGAGTCTGGTCTACTGTCACCAAAAACATTCTGCGTGTTAGGATAAAAATCTCTATCTCCTCCGTACATCAAGCTGTCTTCAGGACTAAAGACTTCAATAGATCTGATATCAGCATTTATGTTTGAAAAAGAAACTAATTCTACTACCTGACCTACATCAAACAAGCCACGCCCTAAGTCATCCTGCTCATTCTCATTGATATCTGAGGTTTTAGTATTATCAGCTATCTCGGTCAATAACCCCAAGCCAAAATCAGCAGCATCAGCAGATGTTGCAGATCTAGATGTCGGTATCCCGTTTTTATACACAGCCTTTTTATATATCTTAGATATAAACCCATCTCCCCTAAATACAGGTATTGAGACTTTAGACAATGGAAATCTGTTACTCACTGCATGGTAAACCTTGTTGCTGTCATACTTATAAATATTTATAATGTCTTTTTCTTCCCATCGACCTGTCGACGATCTGAAAATATTTGCAAGATGTCCTGTATTAGTAAACTTCCTATTGTTAAGGTCTCCTGTAGTATCTAGCATTATACCGGCCAAATTAGGAAGCTCTGATGATGCTGACACCAGAGATCTCATGTAATTAAACAATGCTGATGGAATATTTGAACCACTAGGAATAGTTACTTCAATTCCTATGTATCTTGAATAAGACTGCGCTATCACAGAGCTTACTTTAAGCTTTCCGTCCAACCTTGTGTTTGACAACATTATACTGGCGTCCATGGTTTTATCCGATACTCTTCTAGTATCAGTTGCAAAAGGCTGTGTGTAATTTATTTTCTGAGTAGTTTCAATTAAGTTCTCAGCAGAGACGCTTATATTACTAGATATAAATCCAAGAGGTCTGTCTGCTTTTGCAGTAAAGCTGTCTTTAGAAAAAGAAGCTCTACCGCTTTCCATAATAGTAGCCCTTACATTTAAAGAAGGAAAAATAGTCCATCCTGATTTACTCATAGATATTTTTTCCGCATGTCTAATTATTAAATTAGGCTCGCTCTTAAACAATGGAAGACCTGCCTTTAGTTCCGTGTATGTGTAAGCCACAGGTGAAGCGTTTCCAAAAAGTTGCTGCACACGTATTTCAGGATTAATGCCATTGAGGTTTCCTTTAATAGCAGAAAAATTTAATTCTAATTCACAAGAATAAAAAGCCAGGTGCATTTTATTTGTTTCCTTTCCAGTATCCTTATCCACAGTGCGCCCATAAACTGTAGAAGACACTTTCTGTCCTATACTACCTGCAACAAACCAGGATTTCTCGGAAGTGACTACATTGATTAAAGGAGTAGGCTGAGGTACAAAAACTGTATCAAAGTCATCGTTAAACAGGGCCTCATTATTACGATCAAATTTAGCTCTGTACTTAGTATTCAATCCTAAAGTAGGGTTTGTAACCGGGTAGTGTTTCAACATGTATCTTCTACCAGCAGCAAGCCCTGCTTGATTCTTAGCCATGCCCTCAGGCAAAGAAGGGTACTTAGAAGGAAGTCTCAAAGTAGGTACAGCCATTCCCTGTAACAATATGTTTTTTATTCTCTTGCGTCTAACTATAAAAAACCCAGAAGCTATCTTAGCAAGATCTGCATTAATTGCTGTAGCTGAGCAGTTTACTTCTATGTACGTCACATGTCTTCTTCCTTTTCCACCCGGTAATGGTTCGTAGATATCGCCTTCAGCAGAAGTTCTAAAAATACCTTTATTGTTAATCAATAAAGTACTTCCAAACCCATCAGTGATAACTCCAGCAGGCGGGTATTTACCACCTGTAATATTAGCCTGAGATCCAAAAAGGTTGTCCATACCTGTAACTGGAAAAGCTGGCGAAAGGCCTTTATTCAATAATAAAAATACCGCAGCAAATTCATATACCTCACCCTTCCAAAGACCTAAATATTTTGAAGCCATTTCAGGATCAGCATAAGATTCAGTTATTATCTTAGTCTTTTCCCAAAGAGTCATGCTTAGCGCAGCATTCTCCAGAGTTGATATATCTGATTCACTGATAGTAGCAGATGCTCCTGCAAGGGCTAGTCTGTCGTTTATAATAGTGGCTGTCGTTATTGTATCTATAGGAGTAAACCCGGAGTTTATCTCAGAGGAGTCTACTAAAGAAACATCTTCTAGACCTGTGTGGCTTATAACTATACTATCAGTGTCCCCATAAGAGAATACATAGTTAATTTTAAAGACCTCCATGGTTGCCTCGTCTCGGCCGTCAAAGTGCGCAAAATAAACGCGAATTCCAGCATACGAAGAGTCAAGCTCTGTTAATGTAAACTGAATCATTCTATCAGAAACCTGGTCTTTGTTTAGACCAAGCCCAGCATTAGAAATAGGAATCAAAGGCGACTCATAAAGAATCTCAGTAGTGTTCCCTTCTTGAGTTGAATATTTAAAATAATAACGGTATCCCCCTCCTCTTAAGTAACCCCCTTCCAATACCTTAAAAGTCTCTTCGCCAAAAGCATCGACTACTTTTACAGGGTAGTTAGTGTTTTGTATTAAAGCTACTCTATCCCAGTCATCGTCAGAATAAATGTTACTGTCTTTTGTACCGGTACGATCAGCAATACTTACTAACCTACTTGAGTCAATCCTTTTAAATCTAGAGTTAATTATACCTGGGTTATTCTTGTCATCAGTAAATATAATGTTCACAGAACCGTCAAAATCCCCTTGGATATCCATATCAATAAACCTATTCTTTTCGAAGTTAAATTTATTGGTGATAAAAGGAGAGTTTGATAAAGGGTTGTTAACTACTCTAAAATTATGAAGAAAAGAAAACTTCTCTTCAAGCAAAGATGTGCGAGGAGCTCCTACTACTTGGCTATTAAGCTCAGTCCAGTTAGGGCTTGGAAAAGTACCTATACCTCCTGTAACAAAAGTACCGTCTCCTCTAAAGGCACCAACAAGAATGTATGCAATATTGTTATTTATCTTTATTCCTAAGGGAATGAACCGGCGCTTCTTGTTGCCGTCATAAAACTCCGGAAGATCTAATACATGCTTCTGCCCTTTTATATTTTGAAAAATATACTGGTTTTCACCCACGGTGATAAGCTCCATGTTAAGAGCGTTAGTAACCGTATTTGAAGGGCTGGATCCTACATGTAAATCGGACACCATTCCTCCCTCAAACGAATTCATTGCTGATATGTTACTACCTCTTCCCATCTTTTATTTCTTTTACTTTTTTACCGGCTGTTCTCATGTTTGTCAAATGTTTTCGGCTGTAAATCCTAGCCACGATAAACCTATTCAATTTACCATTTTCCAGAAAAGATTTCTTTGACCGTATGGTGAACCCTCTGTACCATACTCTCATATAACTACTAAGTTCCCCAGTTAAGCTTTTAACCATTCTGCGTAGCTCCTTTTTTTCTATCTCAGGAAAATATATCTCCAGTTCATCTACGTATTGATCAGCGTATTTTTCTGTCATTGCTTTTTGTTTTTCCAAAATACCTTATTACTTTTTGGATACTTCTTTCCTTTGTTCACCTCATCTATTAACATAGAGTATAAGTAAGGAGGAATAAAGCACTCACACACAGTTGAAGCTTTATATCCCGGGTCAAAAAGTATTATTGGCATTCTGTAATTAGTTACTTTAAAGTCTACCAATGGAATTTTCATGTTCTCTTTTATACCCTTACCCGATATAATTTCTTGTGATGCAGGTTTGTAATCTACGTAAAACATAGACTTTACATTTCGATCGAAGTATACTACATGCCCTGCAATAACGTCCATAATTATGAGCTCGAGTAATCGAAACAACACAGTGCTGTACACCCTGGAAGTACCTCCATCAGATGTAATAGTCCTAGAACCGTGGCCTGGTTTATACGTAATATTCTCAAGACGATCCTGCAGCAAATCTGCTACGGATACTATTACCCGCTGATCAGTCTCAAATCTCTTGTAACCCATTTATCTGCTGTATTTTGTAGGTCTGTTATAACTCTTTTTATTAAAGGATGTCTTAGCATTTAACACCTCATCTAGCTCATTGTCCGTTAAATCCTCTGGAATTGACGCGGCTTGTGTAAGACGGGCAGCAACGCCAGTATAATATTCTACCATAGCAGAAAGGCCTTTGTCTCCTCTGTTGGCACCTCTTACAGCAAGCACTCTCGCCGTAACTGCGGCCAGGGCATTTGCCTGCTTTCTTGTTATAATTGGAAGCCCTTCTAAATCCGTGGTAATCCCTGTAAAAGCCAAAGCAATTTTATGGCCTGCATACTGCTTACCTACACTAATGTGTTTTCCTTCCAGCTGGTAAGAGATGTATCCTTTGCCTGCAGCACCTGCAAGTCCAGGGCGACCGCCTCTTCCCAAAGAAGTCATTATACCTTCCATAGTATAATAAGTATCTGTATTTAAAATTCCATCCATTTCAAAATCAACTCTAGTAGCATACGCTTTTCTGCCCATTTCCTGAGTAGTAACCGCATCTATGGTGTCAATATTACATGGAAGATGTGCTTTTCCAGAAGGATCTACAGTAATGTAGCTTACATATTCTGTAGCTCCAAAATGCTTTATATTTCTAAGTGTATCTACCGCTATGTCAATGTAATCGTATTCGTCCATATGCATACTGTACATGGTCTTTAAAACTGCAAGACCTGCCCTGATGTTCATGGTATGTTCGTTTTTAGCTACGTCTCTCTGTTCCATTATGCTTGCTGGGTGTTAGGTTTTGGATTCATGTGCATCTGTCTGTAATAGTTAACATACTTTTGCGTCAAAGTGTCTATTACTTCCATCTGTACATAGCTTGGAGCATAGAATTCAGCCGAGGCAAATTGATCGTAATATTCCGTGTTAAGTAAATCATACGGATTGTCAAATAAAGCGTCCATCGATATAAACTGAAGTGCATTGTATTTCCCCATATTAAAAAGAAAAACATCGTGCATGCCATCAGAGTTAGGAGTAGAGCTCACCCATGCAAAAGGCATTCTTGAAGTAGCCAGCCTGTATTTATGATACCTGTAGTCTCTGTCAAAGTAAACTTTAAAAGACAGCTCTCCATCCATTGTCCCTAAAAACTGAATAGGATCAGCAATAGCCCTGTTGATGTTTGGAATTAAAAAATGCGGGGCGCCTATAGAAGACTCTACAGAGCAATTTGCTGATAAGTCCTTACATTCTATTCTGATACCATCGATTCTCTGGGTCAATTTATTAATATCCAATAACCCCTGAGCAGATAGTTTTACAATTACTGCTGAGGTAGTTAGAAGTATTTCGTCTTGTAGCTGCTCCAGAGAAAAAGATGTTGAAGATATGCCATTAAGGCCATCGGCAACATGGTTTCTAACTGCGCTTGCCATTTCGGAGAGTGTCATACGTTTAGTGTTTAAGCTATTATTATAATACTAATTATACTTAAATAAAAAAAGCAATCAAATTAATGATTGCTTTTAGTTTGGTCTTAAAAAAGGTTTGGCTTATACTGGTGTTACCCCTGTTACCAATTTTGATAAAATCACGATTGCTGCTGCTGCAGATGCTTCGTTCATGTATGCAGAGAACATTACGTTTCCGTATCTTGTCTCAGTGTTAGCATCTCCATAACCAAGCATTTCATGAGGAGCCCATCCTGGAGAAACATCTCCGGCTGCACTTGACCATGTAATCTCAGTATACTTACCTCTAACATCTACGGTGTCATTTCCACCTCTGCTTCCGTAAGGATCAAGGTTTTCTCCTGTAGAGTTCTGAACGCTTTCTTCAATATGACGGCCTAAACCAACACCTTCAGAAGGAGCAGTAGTGATTGCCCAAGTGTATTTTTGAGATACTCCTGTGTTCACATCACGAATTTCAATTGACTCAATTGAAACCCCTTCGTAACCTGGTTGGAATGTAGCAATTAAAGTAGTAGTTCCAGAGAACTTAACTACCTGATCGTTAAATCCTGCAATTTGAGCTGCAGCAAACGCCCCACCAATGTTAGTACTACCTGCTTTAGATTGGAAAGTCCATACATCAATATCACTAAAGATATTAGACAATACTCTTTCTGAGCGAATACCAAGTACAATGTCGTACGTTTTAGTATCGTCATAAGGTGTAACCGGAGTGATTGTGTACACACCTGCCACTGCATTTTTTGCAACAGAAATTCCCCCTTGTCTTCCTGCCGCAGCAGCAACTGTTGGGATTGCAAAAGTTCCGAATCCTGCGATGGAGATTACTCCATTTGCTTCTGTAACGTTCGCGTTACTGTTAAGCACAACTGTTTTTGTTCCTAAGTTAAACATAATCTTTAAGTTTTTGCGAATAGCCTTGTACCAGTATAGACTACTCTAGTTTATAAAAAACCTTGGAGCTGGTGTCCCCAATTATCTTCCGCCCTTTAAGCCTGTTGATACGTCACTAATACTTTGGTTTACCGCCATATTAGATTGTAATCTAGGATTAGAGCCTCTTTCTAATATTAATTTCAAGGCAACCTTTATAATCTCTTCTCCTACTTCCTTAGAGAATTCCAGTACCTGGCTCGTGTCAGCATCGCTTTCTATCTCGTCCTCCTGTAAATCAACTAATATGGGTTGAGAAAGGTATTCTATGGTTATAGTACTAATTTTTACTCGCTTAGGATCGATATCACCGATATTAATTTTTATCTTATTATCTATGATCTCAAAATAAGGTCTATAAAACTTAGCCTCCAAATATTTATTGCCTAGTAATCCTGCTTTTATTTCAGACGACATTCTAGTGACTTTATAGGAAGTAGTTGTTCCTGGACGTTGGTCGCATTTGGTTATAGGCCTGCTAATAGCTACGTCTATAATGCAACTCAAAAGGTGTCTGTATTCGTCTATCTTCACTGCTGTGCCCGGTATACTTTTGTATATACTGCTGATGGGAGTCTCTAAAGAGGATGCCTGGAAGGACTTCTTCCAGGACCTCATATCATCTGCCAGCTGCTGGTTTGTTTCAAACACCTCATACCTAGTTTTCATATACTCACTGATCGCTTTATTAAAATAATAAAGGTAATCCTCAAGATACAAAGTAGGTGCCTCCTCTTTTACAAGTTCGGTCAAGATGTCGATGTAAGCCTGTCTAGCTGTTAATTGCATGGTTTATTGTTTGTTTCTTAAGTTTGCTTCTCTTGTCGCAAGACCTTTTTGATAAGGTGTCATTGCTTGCATACTCTCCAACGTAGGAGTAAGAATACCTAGCTTAGAATCAGAAGTGTTTTCTGTATCAGTAGTATCTACATCCAGAGTTGTGCTCTTGATAGTATCCTCTCCGCTGTACGTGTCACTGTCTTCGTCTTCATTACTACGCGCTTCATTTTCCAATGGATTTTGAACTAATTTTTTAGCTCCGTAAGTCACCGCCTCAATAGCTTTTGTAGTGATGTGGTTCTTAGGATTTGCAAAGAATGCTATTACAGCTCTATCCTCAACTCCTAACAGTATCTCTCCAAAAGTAAACACACCGTTGCGGTTAGTGATCACGTTTTTCTTCATTGCATGCATAAACATAAGCTCAAGAGAGAAAGTCTTACTTTCGTATACCGCTCTTACTTTAGCAGGCTCAGTGTTTACCATTAGAAGTAAAAATTCTTTTACATCCGAGATAACTGCATCTGACATATCCACACCTAAAATGCTTACTCTGTTGTATAAATTCTCTGGAGTATCTTGAAGAATGTAATTCATCAATTCCACTCTCTGTTCTGTTTCGCTAACCTTCTTAGCAGATTCAAACCCTGGTCTGAAAATGTAGAAATAAGCTCCTGGAGTCCCTTGCCCTGATTGAAAATCTTCTGCGATCTCAACACAGTGCTGCATCCACTCCCAGTCCTTAGCCCATGTAGTATTATTAAGGTCTATTTCTATTCCGTCATAAAGCTTTAGTCGGCTTTCAACTGAAGGCACATACCCCATTTCAAGTTTCTTAATCTCTGGGATGTTCATATTGAGTCCCAAGTACCTTCCATTAATATCCTTAGTAGGAGAGATGGTACACTTGTCATCTTTAAAGAAAGATTTCAAAATTAATACTCTGTCTGAAGGCGTACCGTTTGCTAACTGAGCAGCTGAGTACCCATTAGTGTTTTTATTAAATTCCATAATGTTTTATTGTTATTGTTCCTATTTTCATCTAATTAAAAAAGGGAGGGTTTTAAACCTCCCCTATTTCTATTCTACCTTATGATGGTGTCACTGAAGAGTAAGCCTCTTTAACGATTGCAGCATTGTAAGGGTTAAAAACTACAGCAGCAGAATATCCTAACAAGTGGTACTCACTTCCATCAACAGATGTAGCCAAGTCCGTATTGTTTTCTTTTCCGCTGAAACCGCCCATACCTTTCAATTTACCAGAAAGCATTTCACGCCCTTCTAATGTAAACATTGAGATACCAGAGTTTGCAGTTGTTTGATCAACACCCACGTTGATACAGAAACCGTATCCTGAGTAAGGATATTCATCAGACAAGATTTTGTCGACCATGAATACAACTGTATTCCCTTGGAAAGTATAACTGTCATAATGAGCTCCTACCTTAATTTTGCTACCACCGTTATTGGTCCAGTAGTATTCACCATTTGCGTTTGCATTGAAACGTAAATCATCTTTCAACAATCTACCTAATTGGTCATACAATCTTTCGTTCACTACAAACGCGTATGTATTTCCGATAGAGTTTGCAGATTTCTCTCTCATAGACGCCATGATATCTTCTAACCAACGAGTAGTTAAAACAGAGTAAGCGAATTTCTCACAGTATCTTTCGATCTGCTTGATAACACCATCTCCAATTGGAATATCCTGACCTTTTTCGTCTTGCATAGTACATTTACCATTAGCATCGAAGTTAGTTTCTCCGAAAAGTAAATGATTCTCACGTGCCCATAAGTACGATTCCAAAACATCTTTTTCAAGTTTTTGTAATCTGAAGTACTCATATTCTAACTTACCGTTCATTGCGTTTTTAGCGCCTCTCTCGATGTAGAATTCTTGTGAAGCTGAATACTCAGCAGACTGAACATCACTTGATCTGTGTTTAGACAAGTAGTTACGGTGCGTCTCTGTGTTGAATTGATACTTAACATATCCTCTTACAGAAAGCTCTGGATGGTAGTTAGAGCGGAAACGTGTAGTACGTCCTTTCTTTAACATAGAAGCATCCGGGATTCCACCGTTGTTAGATACCATTTTAACTTTGTGCTCAAAGTTTTTGGCTCCTTTGTAGATCGGAGGCGCTACAATAAACAATTGAGTTCCATTCTCTAAAGCGAAAGTCTCATTTTTGTTGTAGTACTTCTCCTCAAGACTTACAGTAAATACACCTGCAGTAGGCGTAGCATCAGCTGTAATCTTAACTTTTTTAATGAAGTTCACATCGATTCTCCATTGGATTGCATAAGAGTTGATTGGCGTAAACTGCCCTTCAGACTTCTTATTAGTGTACACGTTTCTTAAACCTTCAGTAAGATTACTGATAGTCAAACGTGGATACATACGTACTACTTGCCCCATTACGTGTGGCTTTTCTCCTAAGAGAGCCCCGAAGTGTTGGCGAGTTCTAGTCGTGTGTATGTTTTTGTCGACAAACTTGCGATCTACAATTCTCATATTCTAGAAATTTATAATTAATATTTGGGTTAGTTGTTTATTCTGATTGTGCTCTTTCAAAAAGTTCTTCTTCAGTCAATTCTTTTCCGTAGGTCTGATTACCCTGCGCTACTCTCTGACCGTTTTTGTTAACTCCTGCAATGTTTACAGGGTTTCCTGGCATACCATTTGTGGCTTGCATGTACCCTTCTTTACGAGCTTTGGATACTTCGTTTTTCCAATAGCTATTTGTCTCTGTCATGTAAGCCTCACCGTAATTTAAAAACCAGTTGGCTTTAAACATAGCCTCAGGACTTCCAAATAATTTCTCCATCAATATAGGATCTCTGTTATCATTGAGTTCCATTATATCATGCAGCAAATATTCTTTCATCTCAGAGGAGATACTAGCACCGCCAATATCGTTTATGTCCTCTACAGTCTCAACAATCTCATGCCTTTGTGCTTCCAGCTGCTCGCTGAATACTTTATTGTTTTCTTCTTGCTTGTAGTAGTTGTCTTCCGCTTGTTGCGTCATGTACAGCTGTCTCATCGCTTCTGTTGTAGTAGCGTAGCTCGATAGATCTTTTGCTTTAAATAATTCGTCTGCAATCTCCTCATCAGTAATTTCAGGGTAAGAATCACGAAGACTCTTTACAAAAATACCGTCGTCAGATACTGCTTCATAATCGGTAGTGCTCAGTTCTCTTTGTGCCGAAACGGCTTGCATTCTGTAATCAACTAAGCTGTTGATAAACTCCTCAGAAGTCATGTCGCTATCGCGCAGTGTGTTGAGTAAATTTACCTCGTCTTCGTCTAGATTGTATTTCTCTTCTATTGAAGGGACACTTTCTGATACCAAAGAACTTAATATTTCCGCCTGCTCAGCAGAATCAAGTTCTGAAAAACGTGCTGAAGACCCATCTTCATAAGTAATTACACCTCCTTGAACACCGTAAGCTGTTAAAAACTGCTCCACTCCTGTAAGGTCAGAACTCTCAAGAGGTGCTACATATCCTGCAGGTTCGTCAAGGTCAGTAATTTCTGGAGGATCTTGCGCAAAATTATCTGTTCCTCCTACTAACTCTCCGTCTAAAGCGCCGCCTGAAACTGGTTCTTGCCCTTGAGCAACAGACCCGTCTTCAAACAATTCATCCTCGTCGATGATCGGACCACCGCTTTGAAATATTTTCTTTTCCATATTATTCTTATTTATTATTTTATTCTTAATTCTATAATACACTTAATTTATTTAAACGTAAAGCGGACTACACATTTCTCTTATCCTGAGATCCTTTTCTCATAGTAAAGACTAAGTTATTCTCCACCAGTGATGCTGTGCAGTAGAAGTGCGCAGATCCTTGAGGACCTAAAAGTACTTCCTGCTCATCAATCGAATCTGAATCCGGCAAGGAATAGATGCTAGAAAACTTTATTGCCTTTGCAGTATTGTTGTTATTGACAATAGTGATCTCATGCAAGCTTCTGTCTTCTAAAGTAACTCCTTTCCATTTACGCACTTCTACAGAAGCCACTGAACTCACGTCCCATACTTGAATTGTGTTTCTGTTATAGAAATCCGGTACAAAATCTGCAGGTACTGTTACTCTTTTTTCATAGCCCTCATCGTGGAATTCATCTTTGTACGGTCTGTATTTTCCTAGTCCCATTGTCTTAGATCTTTAGTTATTAATTTAATGCTGTTATACAAGCGAGCTACCACCAAATTATCTGCTGGATTATGATTAAACGGTACTTCAGTTATTGCTGTGATAAACGCATACAATTTAGTAGACAGCATCTGTTTCTTGTTGAAAATAGTTACGTCACCACTTACACGGGATCTTTTAGCAATGCTCAACTGAAGGCTCGCAATTTCTTCGTAGCCTTTATTTATTGCAGTATCTATGTTGTTTATTTGTAGCATGTCTTAGCAGTTTGAATTATACTTGCCTGGTGAGCAGATCTCTCTAGCAGATTCCATAATAATTTGAGCGTTCTCAAAAAGCCCGTTCTGAAACATAACCGATGCGGCCATTCTTTTTAAAGTAAGTTTCTGCCAGTTTTGAAAATCTACATAGTCAGTAGGCTCAGCAAAAGCAGCGGACACAGCCTCTGCAGTAATAGCGTCTCTAATTTGATCCGTTACCAAAAGCTGCGAATGTATAAATACATTGTTTCCATGGGCCCCGGTTCCTGTAGTCTCGTTAAGTTGAAACAACAGTTGTGTGTAATCTTCATTCTTTTGTTGCACAGCCGCCTGAGCAGTTGTGTTATCTCCAGGCCTTAAAATTACCTTGTTGTTTGTAGCAGCATCTATGTACAGTTGACCGTTATCAGAAGCTTTGAATATAAACTCGTTCAAAGCATAAAAAGTATCCTTAACTACTGTAGCTCCCTCAGCTATATTTCGAAAAATAATTGCTGTATATGAATACCACCCATCCATAATTACCTTGTCGCCCACCATGTTTGGCATGCCTGTAATTTGAGTAGGATAAGCGCGGGACTCTTTTACGTAGTATGTTTTTTCTCCGTTATGCAACTCTCCCTGCGCATACCTTAGTACATCAACAGAACCGTTAAACATTTTGATATCAATTACAACTTCATCCAGCATCTCACGACTAGGACGAGAAACCATCCCAGGATCAAACGAAAGCACTGGGATATTTGACGAATCGAAAGTCCCTTTGATTTCTTTTACCACTGTAGTGAATACTTTATTGGAGTACCCAAGAGTGCCATTATAGGCTAAGAATATTTTGTATGTCGAGTTGTGGATGTTAGGTACTGAGTCCAGCCTAACATTATCTAAAGCCACTGTAAGCATCCTGCTCTTTGACACTTCGTCTGTAAGGCTAGCTGAGATGGTAGGATTATCTACGTGGATCTTGAATAGATCTGAAGCGAGGCTTCCGTTAGTATCTGAAATCAATACGCTTGGTATGTCCATTATCGTCTAATTAAAAGTTATTTTTTATTTCCTTTGCGTTTCCGGAATCAAACAACAGCTGCTCTTTTTCAAGCTCAACAGTTTGTTTCTTAAGCACCACTTCTTGTTGGCTTATTTTATCTTCCTTCTTGTTCTTTTCTTCAGTAATGGTAAGCTCTCTAGCACGTAATGCTTCGTCAGCTTTAGCCATATTCTTATCCAATTCAAGGCGCTCCTTACTGGCCATAGAAGCGTTGTTTTCCAATCTAGCTATCTCAGCTTGTAGCTTAGAAATTTCTTCTTGAGCCTGATCAAGGGCCTGTTGCATTTTCTGTATGCTGGCCATTTCTTCTTTCTTAGCAGCTAAAGCTACCTTAAGAATATTCTCTACTTCATGAACAGACTTCTTGTTCATAATACCCACAAGGACATCAGGATCAATAGCTTGAGCTTTTACAAACTCAGCCGCTAAAGCCTGAATTTTAAGCAGCTTCGCATTCTCAATTCCTGAAGATATAACAGTTACTCTGTAGTCTGTCAAAGAAAATTTAGTCGGTGAAACTATAAAAGGCACCATAGCAAATCCATTGTTATAGATGCCTTGCTTAGGTTTATTCCTGTAAGCCCATTTAAAATTGTCAAGGGTTTCTTGTACGCCGCTGTTAAGACACCTGTCAATATCTCTAAACATCTCCAGGGAAAGTACAGATACCTGATTAATTCCCACCTTTACATTTTCAACTGCGTCTCTCTGCTCGATTACACCTAGCATTTGTCTGGGCACCCCAGAGACAATGTCTGCTTGAACAGCAAGGGATTCTAAAATAGCATTGACTGCATTAATAGCATCTCCTTGAATAGAGGCGTTAAAGTCACCGTAGTGTTGAAACAAGTTTGCGCCATCTTCCGTAGGGTCTACAAGCTCAAGTCCTTGCTTTCTGAGCGTAACCCATTTCGTCAACCTGGTCATGAAAGTTTTACCTAACGCTTTTGGTATAGCAGCGATGTTTACTCTAGATCCGGATACGCCAGAGTTGGCTACAGTATTATTTCTGAAAAACATCATGATGTCATACAAATCCTGAAGCTCTCTCATGCTATTTACCATAGAATCGATAACTCCGTTAGGAGCAACATTGATAAGGGCTTTGTAACTCAGAGTAGTTTTCCATGGAGTATCTCTTCTTCTTGGTGCTTCTTCGCAACGACGTCCTCCCATGTGAAGTTCAGTACCTACTCTGTAACACTCATATCGATCTTCTCTGTAAACACTTCCGCCTTTTCCGTCTGGAATTCTGGTTGAAGCCAGCCACTCAATATGATAAAAGTCTACTAGATCTCCCGTCAATCCCCCAGTACTGTTAGAGTACCCTGTGCCCAGTTTTGTATCCATTTCATGATTGCCTTCAGTTTGTATCATTACATCTGCAGGACCATTCATTAGATCTATATCAGAACTAAGATTAGCGTAAGAATTGAAAAGAATTTCCGCTTGCTCTTTTGTTATTTTGTCCCCAAGTTCTTTGAGGATATTATGTACAGAAACGCGCTTGTGATTTACCACCACATCCGTGTTCTTAAGGTCTCTGTCATACCTTGGTTTGTTTGTGTATATGTACTCCGGGCGTACAGACTCCTTTTTAGGATCCTTGCCTTCCCCCATATACCGCTCACGTGTGTAAGCTTCTCCTGTAATAAAGTAATCTTTGGAAATTTCTTTTTTAATATTGGACAAGTCAATATCTGAATCAGTTTGAATCAGATTTAAAATGTGCTGCGCCGCTACCTCGTAAGACGATTTGTAGTTTTCCCCGTATTTAGCGGTTAGTTTTTTCAGCCAGTCCTTGGTTCCTTCAGAAGGTGCCGCGTTCTCTGCAGGTTTAGGGCCGTCCGGGTTATTAGCAGCGTTATTGCTATTCTGCGTCATAACCCGACCCATTTCGGTTTTTAATTCCGACAACACTCCTTCGAGCTTTTCTTCTGCAACCGCCTTTATTGTATCAGCATCGGTGTAAGCCACCCTGAAATCAGGCTCAGATAGTAAGCTGAGTCCGACCAAGGCATCAACCCGAGGCTTAATTATGTTTGTAAAACCTAGATCTATAGGATTTTGCATACCGTAAATATCTTCCAGGTATTGAAAATCAAGCTCGTCCCTAGTACTTGAATAGTAGTTTCTAGCGGCTGCTATATGGCCCTTGGTTCTCACCAAAGCAGCAATATAAAAGTCCGCCAAATCGTGAAAGTACGTATCGCTAAGCTTTTCTTTATCGGAAAGGAATACCTCTTTTTGTAGAGATAAATAATTATTGATATACATAGTCTACTTTAGATTAATTATTTCTGTATAATGAATCCCAAGATATCGTTTGAGAACATTATACGGTATTTTTCTGAATCGGTAACTTCGTTAGCATTCATGGCCATTCCAACATAGGCGTCAAATATTATTACAGAACCTATTTTAATATCCTTATACGTCTTGCCGTATTCGTTAGTTGGTCCAACAGCTACAACTTTAGCCGTTTTTGTTGCTACATCAGTGGTATTCATGGCGTCATCTTCACCTACCTGCATGATAATACCACCATCACTTTTTACTGTTTTCTTTTCTATCATCTCCACCAAGATGTAGTTTATTCCCGGCTGAAATGTCTTCGGGTCAAATGATAATGTCTTTTTCATTTCTGCTGCTTTTTTATAATTTAGAATGTCTCCTTCAGAGATGATTTTTGCGTGCCCTGTTTTTGTTGTTACGTGATGTCCAGAATACATTGACACTACGGCCACGTCTCCTTTTTCCACTAGCTTCACATCTTCTCCAACAGCTATTACTTCAGTAACATACTGCTGACCTCTGATCACCGTGTAACTCTCTGGCATAAAGATTCCCTTTATACTCTGTGCAGGCCAAGCCTTAAGGGCTACTACAATCCTATCTCCTACAGGAATGATGTCTTCTAAATTGTTGTTGGCAGTCAGGTTTTTAGCATACTCCATGCTTCTGATTTGTCCAAGACCTTCGTGTGTTGCGCGAATTTGTTCCTTCACTGCACCTAAGTCCATGCTCTTTTGATTGTCCATATTATTCATATTAATTATTAAATCTGTTTATATAATACTAATTAATTTTCGGTTTCTACTGCTGCGTCGGATCTATCCAACTAAATGCATTACTTTGTATTTCTTCTACTTCTTCCAAGGCTATTGACTTAAGTTCTGCCTGGCTGCTTACAGGTATCTCGCCCCATCTTTTTCGACCGCTTGCGTCTTTGTATATTCCAAACATGGTCAGTTCCTTCGAAGCAGAACCTGATCCTGAAGCAGGCCTTCCCATTCCATCCTCATCCGCCAGCTCTGCCAATCCACAGGCTACTACGAAATCGAATTTAGTTCGATTGTCAGAAGAGTAATCTCTCATCTGCTCTAACACAGGAGGGTACAGTATCTGGTAGTAGTAGTCATCAATATAATCTGCTAGCTTCTGATCCTGATGGGCAATCACAGCTGAAGTAGCCGGTGTTCCAAGTAGTGTGCTAGCCTTATCTCCGCTTACATTGGATCCAATAGCAATCGATGGTCGTTGCAAAATTCTCCAAAACTGTTTCTTCATTCTGAAAAAAGCAATAATATTTATCTTAGTGTATTCCACGTTAAGCCTGGCATGGTAAAGCATTGAAATCTTTAGCACGTTTTCATAATCCCATCGCACGTCATCTGATCTCTCGTTATAAAAGCAAACGTATAGGTTGCTGGTTCTGGAAAACATGTTGTTAGAGAATCGTTTCTTTATAGCACAAGCGAGCTTAGAGCCGTCCTTCACTAGCGAATCCTTTTGACCCTGGTCAATGCTGTCGACCCCGCCGACATACAGATTGTTGCTTATAGATCCGTCAGGCTCCTTATCAGGCAGCTCAATTATTATAATTTTTCCACCGGCACATTCTACAAAGTTTACCCCTGTAATTGTTCCATCAGGCAACATGGTATACTCTAAGCGCCCTTCCATCCAAGGCTTCTTCACCATGGTCTTTAGCTTGGTGAGCTGCTCGGCAATTTTATCTTGGTTGAATATGTTGGATCCTTTGATGGTAAACACCTCTTCCAGAGTAATTGGGAATTCCTGTAGTTCCTGCATGTAAGCGATAGGGTCTGTTTCCAAAGCTTTTCTAGAGTGGATAAGCTGCATCATTGCTAGCTCAATGTTAGGCACACCGCTAGATTCCCAGGTTCCCCCGTACTTTAAGAAAGCTGGAATAAAGATCCCTGTTTCCTGTCCCCATTCGTTGATCACGAGTAAGTTAAAACCTCTTGGATTAGTAAAAACATCCTCGGCATCCTTGTTGTTTACAGATCCACCGGTACCTGTCATCATCACGAAGGCCTTCTTAATTGCCCCCATCACTTTCCAAGATCCTTTAGATTGTCCTAAACAGTTTTTCAGTGAGCCTTTTCCCGGGTGAGAAGGAAAAGATGCAAACTCTTCAATATGCTGGAAGTGCGGACGACGCCCCCTTGTAACGTTGGGATTGTCTGCATAAGTAATTCTTCTAATTTCATTTTCAGATCCTCTTACTTGAAGGTCATTATTGGTATCGTAGTATTCAGTACCAGCAACAATCTTCTTGTTAGACTTCACCATCTGGTGTTGCTTAAGCCCCGGGTACTCTTTCTCTATGGCCTTAATAGTGTCTACCACTTTGTCCCAAGCTTCCTCGACAATTGGGTCAGAAGTTGCAGAGACTATAATTTCCTGCTTGTCAAATATCATGTAGTACCAAGCCAGCACAGAGTCAGTGATAAAGGATTTACCAATACCCCTTCCACCCATAATAGCGGCGTACTCTTTCAGCTTATACCCTTTCCAAAGCAGATCAAAAATATATCTATCAATAGTAGAATACAATGGACGCCCTGTTTCAAAACCTTCCATTGGGTTACCGTTGTCATCGTACACAGGGATTTCAAAAATAAACATGATCACCCAAAAACAAAACATAGGATTGTAGTATTCTGCCCCTATATAAATACCTTCTTTCATGACCTTCATGAGCTTTGTATAATAAAGCTGCATCTCGTAACTTTCCGGATGCACATCAGGCTTGTCTCTCAAAGCAAGTATAGCCTTGGGTATTGGACGGTATACTAAATAATCTTTTAAGCGCACCTCTTCCTGGCCCGTACGAATGCCCTCTAGAAACTCCTTGGTCTCAGTGACATCCCAGTGGCCATTCATAATAGTGCCATCCTCTCCATAAGTAAGAAAAGGAAGTTTTGTTTTGCTATATCTCTCGTAAGAAGTCTTTGCGCTAATTCTCATACGTGTCTGTTAAACGGCTCCTCTCTCCCTAAAACTGGTTGAGACATCCCCTTTGTTTCTACCTGCTCCAACCGTTTTGGCAATAGCGCTCTGCAACAATACCTTACTCTTCATAATGGTCTCCAGCTTAGCGAAGGCATTAAGCATGATAGGTAAGTTAGAGTTGAACTTTGTTTCTCCTGAATTAGTCACAGACTCCTCTATGATAGGAATGTTATCATCTAGCATCGTAGATATCTCGTCTATTTTTTTATCGATAGACTTAAGCATACGTATTTCAGGAGTACTGTTGTACATCAGGAAAAGGTCTGTAGCCAATTTGAATTTATCTTCAGTTGCCTTAGGAACTTTGAGCTCCTTCCAAGTGCTTTTGTTAAACACCGCCCGCAAGATATTCTCTTCCAGTACTCTAGCATCCAGCCCAGTGAAAGGGTTGTCTGGCTCTGTAGAATGGGTGTAGTAAATCACCTGAAGGAACTTGGGTCCGTCAGCACAATTAAATAAATCCTGCAAGTCCTTGAACAGAACAATGTTGGGGTCGAGAACTAGCTTTCCACTTGTTATGGTGAATCTAATCATTGATTGGTTTTTTCATAATGTCCTTTGTGGAAAACCTGCTTTTCTGAAGTTTCAGATCAGAGGAAAACCATATACAAGTTACTCCTAGCAAAGCCACTCGATCGCCTGAGGCAACCGGAAGTTTATCTATAGATTGTACAATCATAAAAGGCCTGTTTGGTATGTCGTGTTTTACCATTACGATGTCTCCTGAGGAGAAGAATATTTTTTCAATTCTAGGTCTGAGGGCCTTCTCCTCTACGGCTGTAGTATTTTCCATATCATATTAAATTAGTCTGTAAGGGTTCTCCAGGTAGACGGGGTCTTTGGATGAATCGTATATTTTATCTTTGTAATGTTTATATTTTGCATGCAGCACGCCGTCGGTAGTAACCCAGATCTTCATCGGGATCGTGTGAACAAGCTCGTAGCCTTCTGGAGTAACAACCATAAGTCGTTTTGTTTTCACCTTCCTGCCAACGGCGCCCATCAAGTACCTGTATATCTCAAGCTGTATGCTGTAATGAGAGTAGTTTGTGTCCATCAATCTAGAGAACGGCCCGCTCATCATTTTATACTTCCGAGTAAATCTGTTGTAGTAACTCTTTCTCTCTAGCGGTTCTTTAATGAATTTGTAATCTAGAATGTGGTACTCTGTAGAGTCTTCATTACGCATCAGTAGATCCACCTGTCCCGCCATTCTAAGCTCTAGAGAGTATACTAGAAGCTCTGTTTTCGCCAACACATATTTTGATGTCAGCTCTTTGTGTAGATCCTCCACAAAGCGTGTCTTGGCCAAGTCAGGCGCCTGCATTCCCCATTTATTAAACAAGGACTCACCGTAGCCGTGCAGGGTTGTCCCCTCAAAAGAAGCCATATCCCCAAGCATGTCCCAGGCAAAAACAAGCTGCTCCCACGTAATGGAGAGCTTGTGACGTATCACATACTTCTTAGCCTCTGGTATAGTATCAAACTCCTCATGAAAATCCTTGATCAATCCTGTCGGAGATCTGAAAGCATACTTGCTATTTTCAAAAGGTAAAACTGTATTGTCCTGCGCATCATCCTCATGATAATACTTATGTCCTTCTTCAAGAAAGAAAACCCGTCCGTTTATGGACAGGTTTTGGCACTCTATATCTTTGCAGAACATTTTGGGTCTCCAGTCTTCTATTAACATATCTTCTTATTTTATTCTTATTTACCAGCTAATCTTAGCTTAGTTTATTTTGTTGGGCAATAAAAAATACCGCCATTTCTTTTGTAGTCAAATTCAACTGGGGCTTTGTCAAGCTCTCTTTGTGCTTTTCTGTACGCTCTTTTCTCCTGTCTCATCTCTTGCCTAGATTGCTCTGGACGAGCAATTCTTATAGGGTCCATAGATCTATCAGTAGTAGCTGGCTTTTTTAGTGCCATAATCTGAGCAGACACTTCTTTATCCCTTGCATTAATTGCAGCAGTGGTTTTGATTCCTCTAATTCCGTCAACGTCTTTGTCGGTAAATCCAAGACTAATCTGTGTTTGTTTCATGGCCTCAAGTGCCGCCATAGATTTAGTTCCCATGATTCCGTCTACTTTCACACCTAGCGTACGTTGTATCATTTTGTTTCTAGCAACCTCAGGAGAATCTTTACCGGCTCCCTCAGTTTTTAGTTTCCCAGCAGCGGTCTTTTCTTTAGATCCAGTAGGCATATTTTTTCTAACAATCTCTTCTTTTGCCGCATCTACTACAGCTTTACGATTAGCCGGATCTACATATGAAGGTATCTTAGCGATAAAATCTTTAGTGGCCTGTCTGTCAACCGGTGCTACATAGCTAGGAATTTTATTTATGAAGTCTTTAGTAGCCTGTCTGTCAATCGGTGCCACATACTTAGGGATCTTAGCAATAAAATCTTTAGTAGACTGCCTATCAACAGGATTTACATACTTAGGTATTTTATCTATATATGCCTGGGAAGCTAAAGCCTGCTTTTCTTTACCGTCTTTATAAGAAGGTATCTTAGCAATAAAATCCTTAGTAACTTTACGATTAACTGGTGCTACATAGCTAGGAATTTTATCTATATAGGCCTTAGCGGCGGCAGCTTCTTTGCTAGATTTTTTGGCCCCAACAGGTGTGATCGATATTGGATTAGAATCTTGTGAAAGATCCTCCGGCTGATAAACAAGAGGCCTGCCTTTACCACCAAAATTACGGGGAGCTATTGGAATGATATTTCCCAATTGAAATGCCTGGACAGTTTTAATATGTTTATAATAACTCATCTTGAATACATGTATTGATTAAAATTATTTTTTTATATACTATCATAATACTTTATTTAGTAATAAAAATACCTCTGAGCTAAACTCCTTGCTCTTTAAATCCACCTTTCTTAATCTAGAGTCTTTATTTTTATTTTCTTTTATGATACTAGAACCCAAGGTAGTAGACAAATAAATTATATAATTGTTCTTAATATCGTCAACAGCGCGCTCAGAAACAGACAGCTTGCTGCCTATTAAGAGCACGTCTTCTTTATTGCCAGGAAGTATAACAGACTTAGTTCGCTGCACATATCCCAACATAACTAGGACTTCAAGGCCTACAAAATAGTACCCAAACTTGTTCTGTGATAGCTCCCATTCTGTGGTGGGGTCGTTAAGTCTAATGTTTTTGTTTTCAAGAAGGTCTTGCACCAAAGAATGCAGGGTGACGTAAGGAAGGAATACTCCTTTGTCCACGGAGGCAATAAACTCGTCAAACTTCCCTCCAGGGCGAAACCATTCAGTTGCCCCGTTTAGTTTATAGTCTTCGTTAACTATTCTGTTATCAGCGTACTTCGCGTGCAGAATATCTTCAACGTCTTTGTTGACTAAGGCTATTGGAAGTACTTTGCCCCTAACACACAGGCTCTTAAACCTGGCATGAGGGTCAGCGGTCTTGCCTATCTTATAAATATTTTTTTGAATGTCTTTAAGAACGTAGGTGTATACAAGCTTGTTTTCGTGTGATTCGTAAATAGCTTTCTCCTGGATATCGATAATATCCTTCTTTAATCCTTTGTTCTTTGCGCGTTCTGCAGACTTCTTTCTTTCGTATGAATCTGCGCTATATGTTTTTGGTTTCTTCACTTGAGTCGTGCTTTAGCATCTCAATCTTTTTAAGCAACACTTCAATACGTTTGTTAAGCACTACGATCTCTTCCTCAAAAGAAGCAAAGTTTTCGAAGATGTTAACTTTCGCACGAAGTTCCCTGTGCTCTAAGAGAAGTTTTTCTTCAGAATCCAACATAATGCTAGACACGTCTAGGATCTGAATCCCTTCGCCTATAGCACTATCTAACAAGTATCCCTTGGAATCTAAGTCTTCCAGAATTAGGTTTAAAGCCCTTCTCGATACACCAGTTTCTTTAACAAGAGCGGTAATGTTGCTGATGTTTGAAATTCTTTTTTCTCCTAGCATGATGACTTTTATTATAAAAGCCTTCACGGAATGGGAGAGGTCCGGTCGAGAAATGAATGAGTAGGTTATGATTTGGTATTTGATTCGTAATTTGAGAATATTGGAAACGTAAGAAGTGCCTATTTTGTTTCTGAAAAAGGAAGTTATTATCCCTTTATCCTCCAGGTCTTTAATGCATTTTCTTACAGTGTTCTTGCTCAACCCCAGTACGGTAGTAAATGTTTCTAGTGAAAGAATTCTCCTGTCACCTCCTAATTTATAAGTAGAATCCAGAAACTGGTCTATATCTATAAAAGCCAAAACGATTAGGCTTTTTGAGTCTATGTTATCGAGCTGGAAAGGAACCCTGGAATGTTTTCCAAAAGCTGTGTCTTCCTTACCTCTGTGGGTTTCTATCTTTATCTTGTTGGTCTTATTTACTGCTGTCATTTCTTATATATCTAGTGGATAAATGTACTGAAAATATGCATGATCCCTCTCTAATAATACACTATTTTAATGTAATGCACCCTCTGGATAAAGTTCCATGAAAAACTCTGAAAAATAAATACTGCTTTTGTTGCAAGGCAGCATATTTTTGCTATATTTGTAATCATGAAAGCAATACTACTTCATATAGAACAACCACGACCGCTACTTTGTAACGGAGGAACTTCTGTATGATAGGCTGATTAAATAAAAATCGTCTTAGACACATATACAAAATCCTTCTAGCAATAGAGGGATTTTTGCATTTCGGGGTGTAGCGTAGCCCGGTCTATCGCGCCTGCTTTGGGAGCAGGAGGTCGCAGGTTC